CACACCATGAGTAGTGAAAAAAATAAAGCTAGTGAATTAGAGAAGGCTAGAAGAGTAAGATTAAAAAGTTATATGAAGGCTAGAAGGCTTAGAAATAGAATGAAAAAACAAGAAATGAAAACGGCTACAAAAAATTTTTTACAAACGCTCGTTAATGGTACTGTTGCTTTACAAACTAGTTCTTTTGATAAATTACAAAGTGTTGCTGGAAAATTAAAGAAATATGGTGTATTTCATAAGAACGACCTTCCTCGTCCATGGGAATGGGTCCATAATGTTGTTCGTATATTTTTCTGTAATTGATATAAATAGTCATGTTGCTGGCGCTCCTCTGTAGCGTTAGGGCCTGTGGGTGCTGATACACCGCGACAGGCATCATGATTATTTATATGCCTTAAGTTTTCAGCCAAGGGTATTCTCCATAATGCTTAAGGACGGTGGCATTACCGTCTTTGAAGAAGTTTATATTACCATACTTCTTTTCAATATTATTATCAAGTCTATAGCACATGGTATGCTGGCCGCTTGTGCCATAATTATCATGCTTCATCAGTTTTGATATGATATGATAGAACCTGCGATCACCACCCCAACCAGAGTGCCAATGCTGGCAAACCTGGATAAGGAACTCTCGCTTGAATAGATATGATGATGTATCTACAAGATATTCTTTTTGTTCTTTATCGAGGGACCAGAAAATGGGCCAACGACCAAGGCTTTCACAGCAGTCTTTTTCTACAAACTCACCCGTCTTTTGATGAATGTTGCGTAGAGAATATATCCAATCATAGTTTTTTTGATTCAAGGGTCTTTACCAGAGATTCAATATGATTTGGTTCATACCAGTTATCCTCATCAAGGAACGCAACATAATCTGAATTGATTAGATGTGGATAACCAGCATAAACTCGATGGCCATAGAAATCACCCCCAGTTTTGCCAGTATTTTCTGGAGATACGGTCGTTTGTAGGTTGATATAATATTCTGATATATTCAGTAGATTGACTTTATCAACAAACTGTGGGCCATCAATAACGACAAGATGCTTAGTATATGCATATGTCTGCTTATTGACACTATCAATGGCTTTGAGTAGATATTCTTGACCGATAGTTGGTGTTATTACCGTGACGGTCTTGGGTTTACTTGATTCATCAACAAAGTTATATTGCATCACTTCACCGTAGCACAGAGAACATCACCAGGAACATGACCTTCAAGGAAGTTTATGTTATAATCAGGATTAATTTCCTTGATAATATTCAGGGCATCTTGTTCACTAACATATGACCATTCTGCTGAACCAAACAATCTCCTATCATCAATAAAGATTGTGTGTGTCTTAATGTTATGGGCCTTGATAATATTAAGTTCATCAACAACGGGAGAACCACCAGAGCGGCCTCCTCTCAAATCACCCGAGGCATGAGCATCAAGCCAGAATGTGGCTGGCTCATCAATTCTCTTGAGTATTTCTTTGAGGCAGTCAATGGAATCACCATACCAAATCTTGACACGATCTTCATCCTTGAACATTTCAAAGGCTTTATCATATAGTTCGGTGTCAAGTTCAATCGAATGGATAAACTCGAAACCGGCACTTAAGGCCAACTTAACGGTGTCGCCCTTATAAGTGCCGGTTTCAATAAAGACTTTGCCATTACCGAATTTTGAAAGATAGTCAAGATTTAGGTGTGATGCAGGCTTTGATTCATCAATAATATTCAACTTAAACATAATGTATCTCCATTATATAAAACTACACCACTATATAGCAAACTTTTAAAATGATCTGGTAGCAGCCACTCTATGAATATCGCCACGAGATAGTCCCATGTCTCTGAGTTCAATATCGGTCATCTTGTTTAGTTCTCGCATAGAACGATTATAGGACTTCCAGGAAGTAAAAATATCCAATATTAGTTTAAAAAACTTCATGTTGCTTCTCCTTATAGGTTGAAAGTGGGAGGTGGCGGTATTAGCCGCCACCTTTCTTCTGGTATCAATCTCTAAGGAATTGCTTCTTAGAAGTTTCTTTATCGTTGATATCGATCTTCTTGGCCTTCTTCTCTTCAGGAATGAAGCGTTCAAGCCAAATCTTGAGCATACCATTGATTAGGTCGGCATTCTTGACCTCAACGGTGTCAGCAAGAGTGAACTTACGGGTAAAGGCCCGATCAGCGATACCCTTGAAGACAAACTCTTCACCATCGGTATCGGTTGATGTTGAACCCTTGATTGTAAGGACACCTTCCTGTAGTTCAAGTTCCAAGTCTTGCTTACCGAAACCAGCGACGGCCATTTCGATAACATACTTGTTATCCTCAACCTTACGGATATTGTAAGGAGGATAAGTTGGAATCTTGGGAAGACCATCAGCAAGCTCGTTCAGACGCTTGAAGATTGAGTCAAATCCAACAGTAGACTTGGCGAAGTTAGGAAAAGTATTTGGATCGAAGAAAGGTAGGTTAGTTAGTGTCATGTTTAACTCCTTGTTAAGCGAGTGTTGATGTTAAAGTTCCTCCATTAGGCAGGAACTTATCGGTGTCGGGTACGCTAATACCTTATCCCGACGGTGGTATTTATAACAAATCCGGTCAGAAATGTCAAGTAGATTTTACGCCAGTTGAGCCCATTCCGCCATTACGATCAGTCTTGGTTGCTGGTTTATCACTTGTTTCTTCCAGAACATACTGTTCAACCTTAACCAATTCACCCTGTGCTATACGATCACCATTATTAATGCTGATTGGATTATCTGAAATGTTTGTCATTAGAACAAATAGTTCTTCTACATAATCAGAATCAATAATACCTTCAGCATTGACTAATACAAGGCCTTGCTTGAGGGATAGACCAGAGCGGGCATGGACACGCACGGAATAACCTTCCGGAATATCTAAAATAAGCCCAGTTGGCACCATCATTCGATCACCAGGCATGATGACAAAACCTCTTGTGTCCCGGAAATATCTGGTGATTGGTGCGTTCTGGCCACTAAAGCCTTTATACTCAGACTTACCAGCAGAAGAAAAGCAAATGTCAAAACAGGCCGACTGCTTTGTAGCAAAGATAGGTGAATATGTTTCAGGATGTGTCTTATAAAACTTCAAGGTTTCCATTATATAACTCCGCGGATTAAGTTTTTTTACCAATACTATACTTAGTCACCAGGGTCCATTCATTTTTTT